TGATGTCATTTGCATACGCTGAAGTTGTCAGCAGTATTAATATAGGGGCGAATAGTTTCCACATTCTTCAACCATAACTTTCTCTACTTTGTAATCTTGGCACATCAGCTTTGTTGCCGCATCCTTGTGGCCTATGTAGGCCAGTGTCTGTGCGTTGAGATTACGTTCACAGACTGTATCTCCCATAGGACATGAGGACGGAAATGCTATCGGAGTGTCTACATAGATTTCGGGGATACAGGCTGTTGTTGTAAGTAATAGGGTTGCTAGGACAAACCTAACCATCTTGGCGGTCTGCCATCTTTTCGACTGATGTGCGGATGTGTTCAATGTTCACGTCTATCCGTGCCATAGAGACAGCTTGTGATTGAACCATCTGTTCTACTTTAGATATACGCTGTCCGAACTCAACGATGTCTGTTTGATTTTCATGGATGTCTGCCATCATCATGGAGACAGTCCATACGATTGCTCCAGCCTGAGTGATCAGACCGAGTAGGAGGGTTGCAGGGACACTCTTGGCTATGTGCCAGCCAGTATCAGTGTCTGCCATCAGTCAGCATCCGCAATATTCAGAGTACCAGCTTCGACTTGCTTGAGTATCTCTGCGTAGTGCCTGTTGGCTGGGTCTAGTGGGACTGACATCTCTTGTCCGTCTATTGTTGCTTGGATGCCTGAGTTATTGCCATCCATGTCTGCATTGTATTGTGCATCTGTAATGTTCATATTATTTTCCATGATTATAACTCCGCATCTGCTGTCCAATTTCCTCTTTCTAAATAAGAATAAGCAAAGGTATATGAACCATTCATACTTACATAAAAGTAAGTATCTAATATTTTAGCAAAGGTGGTAGTGCTGTTTTGCCAACTACTACCATTATAATACTGCCACTTCCCATGAGAATAACCAGATTGTCCATTATATAAAGTGACAGTCGGATTTGCTCTCATTCTAACTGGGTACATTTGCTTTGTACTTCTTGCAGTAGCAGATGAATAAGCCGTTGCACTTGACCTTCCTTCAACATCTGCAGTTGTGTCGTTAGCAGGAGTAGTATCAATAGGAAATGATTTACAGAAGTACCTCTGACACTTCGCCAGTTCATCTCCGTATGACCTATGCTCGAATGGGGTGGCTGTGTCTCCGACTTCTAATTGGACTTCTTCAAGAATAAAATAATCACCTGAAGTTATAGCTACATTAGTTCTACCAGAGGCAAACAGCCCAATAGCTATCTCAAATGCGGTGGTAACTGTTGACCCTACTGTTATAGGTAAACTTACTTTTGTCCTTACTCCATTGGGTACAGCTACCGAAGGTGATGTGTATGTTAAAACTGGGCTACTTAAATCATTAACATGTACTCTAAAGTTAGATGAGTTTGTAGTAACATAGAACGATAGAGTGTATGTATTATTTTTTTGTATATCTACAGGTTCTAATTTTGTCATTAAGAACATTCTATTAGTAGCTGTGGTAAAGGCTTCAAGTTTTAAAGAGTTATCTGCATGAGTAAGTTTTGCTCCGTTAGACTGTCCGTAAGACACAAACCTATCAACGTAGTATTGCCAATTAGTTATAGTCGTCGCTGAACTATAATCACCACGCTGACTTATTTTAAATGAACCATTAATCACCTTGTTTCTGTTCGACAAAGCCCCATCGTCATAGGCGTTACCCAAGTCTGCTAATTGTCTAGCTTTAGTCATTTAGATAACCCCTTTATATTTCTTGTGCATCCATAGCTGTCTGGTATGCAGTCTTAACTGCGTCTGTCCAAACAGCATTGCATATTGCTTGTACTTCTGTTGACTGATCACTGATGTCAGTGTCACCCCATGTGTCATCTGATTTAGTTGAGCAAGATAAGACGTGACGATGGAAACCTGATGATAGTTCTACACCATCTTCCATAACCGAGGTTTTGGTTCTCACTTGCACTGCTTTGTGATCTCCAACGACTTCAATCTTATCTTCTGCTATTACTTTTGTTAGTGCCATATTGGCCTCCTATGTTGTTTATCGTGGCGTGATTGCCACCTGTCCGACCCAAAGCTATGCAGTGGGTTATTGCTCCACGTAAGTTATTGTTCCAATCATACGTGCGCTGTTCTTCCAAAAACTAAGCGATAATTGTGCAGTCGATACTGCTGACGTAGTGAAACTAAGCCCTAGTGAAGTTGCTGTTAAATCAACACGTACTGCTATATAAGTTAGGGATGAAGCCGCACCTGACCAATAAGAAACAGAACCTGCTTGACCTTGAGTTGAACCCCCTGCCGTAAAAGGCAGTCCTTGTATGTTAGACCCTGCCGCAGAACTATTTATTGCATTTATTGTCATGTCAAATGCCGCAGTAACCATTCGACCTACTTTTACATACTGTCCTGTTCGTGCGCTGTAAGTAGCATTACCTGCAATACTAGGAGTCCAAGTTCCCTCTTCATAATCGTCCAACTTATTGCTTGAGGATACTACACCACCAGAGTTTACTGCACCGCCGAAGTCTACACCGCCTGATAGGTAGAGGTCTTTGAAGCGGCGACTTGTACTTCCTAGATCAACAGTATTATTTGATGTAGTACCATAATTATTAGTTGGTAGAACATTACCATCGCCAAAAGACAGACCAACATGATTTGTAGTTGATGAATGTATTACAAGGTCATCAGATTTAGTGCTAATACTACCTACAGTTGTGCCGTCTTTGCGGAGGTCAATAAGTGTTCCATCATTACCTGTTCTATTAATATAGGCAGGTGTTCCATTATATTTTGCTACTTGAAAGTTTCCATCTGATTTAATAGCAAACCCATCATCTGCTGTACTCCCTGCGCTGTTATTAGCAGGGGCATCATCAGTAGTACCCACCATTACATTCTCTGAGCTATCAATCGTGATTGCTGTGGCGTTACCATTGTCGTCAATGCCTTGCGAGGTGAACGCACCAGTGACTGTGAAGTTAGTTGCACCTGTTACATTAGCTGTATCAAATGCTGTGTAAGCAACAACCTCTAGGATGTCACCTGTAGCCGCGCCTGATGCTAAGACAACATCTGATCCATTCGTAGCTGTATAGTCTGCGGAAGCTAACTTAACTCCATTGAGATATACGTCTAGGAAGTTAGGAGTATAACCACCTGTAGCAAACGATGTCTGCCCTGACGTAGCTGTGAAACTATCCCTTGTCTGTGTGGCTTGTGGTACTGGCTGTGTGCCGATGTAACCTGACATGTGATTAAGCCTCCAATGCTGTTAGTCTTGCCTCAATAGAAGCAAATCGTTGTTCGTTGTATGCGGCTACAAAAGAGAGTAACTCAGGGTAACGAATACCTAGTCTAGTTTTACTTGTTGCACCTTCTGGTGCTTCGGCTTCTGTGTCGTAATTGTCAGTACGAGTGTAAGCATCTTTAGCTTCAACAGCTTCTGTAGTTACATTGCCATCTTCATCAGTGACTTCATCTACAGCTTCTACTGCTGGTACTTCTACATCGTGTTCCCACCATGTGCTTGAGATAAACAATGCGTAATCACCAGCATCTAAACCTTCTGCTGTAAAAGCCGCCTGTACGTCTTGAGCTATGACACCTGTATGAGTACGAGCATTGTCACCATTCTCAGCTACACTGTCTTTCCATCTGAATGTCTTGAACAATGCTGAGATACGTTTACCTACTAACATTTCAGTTGCTGTAAGTGATGCTATGTCTTGCTTCTCATTGAAGTCAGATGTTTGGATTGTGCCGTTGGTTGCGTAGATGTCGTCGAAGCGGACGTTTGACCTTCCTAAATCAATAGCATTATCTCTTGGCCCACCATTCGTATTAATAGGATAAACTGCATCTAAACCATTATTAAAAGCTAATGCAGTATCGCCTCTACCAAATATAATTGAATCACCAACTACATTAATATTACCTACATTTGTGCCATTTTTGTCTAATTTTATAATATCACCGTCTGACCCAACTCGATTTACACGCAAAGGCTCAGAACCATCAGTACGGGTCAAAATTGCACCAAAGCCACCTAATCGACAGCCGCCAATAGCTATATTGGTACTCGTCTTACCCACCAACAAGTTGCCGCCATTAGGCTGAAGATGTAAATCGTAAGTAGCTTGACCACCATCTGTACGTTGTGCTTGTATGTAACCTGTACCAGTAGCATTTGCACCAATAACAAGTCCGTATGCATTAGCTGAAGTAGTGTTGCCAAAAACAGCACAACCTGTATCCGCACCCTTTGCAGGAGTTCCAGTGCCACCCTTTGCTACTTGTATTCCTGCATTTGGGTCACTCGTCCCAATACCAACGTTTCCTGACGTGTCTATGCGCATACGTTCTGAGCCATCAGTATCAAACGTCATTACAGTGTCGTTTTCATCATTATCAGCATCAGCTTTAAAACTTATCTCATTACCATCAACACGTAGAGCAAATTCACTACCACCAGAACCAGATGATTTTACTTTTAATATATCTCCATGACCACCTTGAATCTCAAGCGCACCTGTCATGGTATCGCCAGTTTTAGTTACAAACTCAGCATCAGCTTCAGCTTCCGTGTATCCATCAACTTGTGTGACAGATGATTTACTTCCTATATATCCAGCCATATTATGTTTGCTCCAATACACTCACTATAACGTCACAAGATGATGCAGTGTCTGATGTTACGACAACTGTGTCTGTAGTCTCCAAGATGATCTTGCCATCCAAGACTGAAAGAGCAGAGCCAGATGGTATCGGCGCACCTTTGATGACGTATGCTCCAGCCGCTTGCACATCCACTTTAATCTGTGACGCTGTTCGGTTTGCTAAGTTACATCCGATCATCACTGAGGTCGTAGACGATGGGACTGTGTATGTTGTAGTTGCACCTGTACCGACAGATGCACTTGTGTAGTTCTTAAACGTATTTGCCATTTTTGATTATCCTAATGCTATGCTCAAAGCTAATGCTTCGTCAGTTGTTCCGTATCCAGCAGTAGCGTGGTTTCCCCACCCGTGAGCCGTGTCAGCTTTAGTTCCTTGAGCCGCTGTAGCGTAGTCTGAGGACGCTGTGGCGGCGGCAGTTCCTAGTGTCGGTTTGCCCGATAGTGATGTGTAAGCACCATCAAAGAAACTGTCAGTAATTCCATAGCCAGCTAATGTAGTCGGCTTGCCTGTTAGAGAGGCGAAGGCGTGGACGTGAGATGCTACTGCGTAAGCAGAGGCGGCTGTAGTTGCCGCTGTCCCTAGACCTAAGTTTGTTCTTGCAGTCCCAGCGTTTGCTAGGTCAGACAAATTGTTAGCCTTTAGTGCAGCTGAAGATTGTGCGGCGACTGATGCATTCTTAGCAACTACAGACGCATCACGGGCGGCTTCAGATGCCGCTTGTGCAGTTTCAGCATTTGTTTCAGCTGTCTCGGCATTTGCTTGCGCTGTTGCCGCATTTGCGGCTGAAGTTGATGCTTCAGAGGCTTTTGTTGTTGCCGTAGCTGCTGAAGTAGCCGAATTGTTTGCTTGGGTTGTTGCAAGGGCAACTTGAGCCGCGCCATTTGTGGTTGCAGCAGACGCAGAGTTGGCACTTGCAACTTTGCTGGCTTCAGATGCTACGGCTGATGCGGCGGCTTCTGTGGCTTTTGTGGATGCAGTAGTTGCTGAAGATGCCGAAGCAACACTAGCGGCAAGTGCATCTGCTTTGTACTGGTTTACTGTAGCTAATGAGGCACTGGCTGAAGCTGAACTTGCGGCGGCACTTGATTGACTGAGGGCGGCGGCTGTTGCTGAAGCGGCGGCATTTGTTACTGCCGCATCTATTGCGTTTGATTGTGTGTTAGTTACACCAGAGGTGTTGTAAAAGCTGGTCTTTGATGCCATTAGTATTAATCCTCATAATAGTGCGTAGGTCTGACAACTTGATTGACACCAGATTGCTCAGAACTGTTTGCGTGTTCCTGTATCTCAGCAAGGAAAGACCCAGACTTTTGGTCAAAGATTGCACCACGTTCATCTAAGAAGTAATCAGCCGCATAAGAAAGAGCTGTGTATGTAAGAAGGTCAGAAGCAATGTTAGTCAGCATGTTTGTATCACTGTCGCTTGTCAGTGGGTCTTGCTCTGCATAGTAGTTAAGAAACAAAGAGCCACTGCTAGGCATTGGGTGTATCTTTAGATTACCTTGCTCACGACAGAAGAACCTCGGTGATCCTAGTTCACCAGTCTTCTGATACTGTACCATCTCATGTAGAGGTATGCGTGTTAATGAGTTACCATCGTAATACAGTTCGATAACCTCAAGTAAGTCAGCTGGCATTGTTACTTTTGATATGCCTGTTCCTGATGTTACATCATATGTATTCTGTTTTTCCATTGCTGGAACACGTAGCTGTCTTTGTATTCTAGTGATTGCTTGATCAATGAAGGTGTCAGCCAAGGCATTTGGACAGTCACTACGATTTAGAAGAGCAATAAAGTGTGCTCGGATTTCACCTTTGTTCATGATTTATGTTGCCTTCTTTTTCTTAGGTTTCTTTTTGGGTTTTTTGGCAGTGAGTGCCGCCCTAGCAAAATCTGCGTCTGTAGGCGCATTAGTTGAACCAACTCTGCGTGGCTTTTTACCTGATGCTTTTCTTTTACGAATGTTATCATATAGACTCATTAGCTAGACCCTCTTGTTAGTTGTGAGGAACATATCTAAGTCCTCGTTCTTTAGTTTACGGACAACCTCTGAGCCTTTAGCTTCCCAGATGTTAAACCCTTCTCGCATCCATTTTTCGACAACGGCTGTCGGTATAGAGGCTACTCGCATCATCTCCCCTGTAGGCTTCGAACCACTGTCGTTTCGAGCGTCTTTCAGATCATCAAGAAATGATTGTGAGATGTGCTGTGTGTGCTTTTGAAATAGTTCTCCGTGGTCACTCACGAAGTCTGTTTCAGTTTGTAATAATGTCGGCTGTGTTCTGTCAGTCATTTTGCTACCCTTAAAACGTAAAAAGGCCACCCACGGACAACAGTAAGGAGAGCAAAACCTGTGTGTCTGTGGGTGGCCTAGTAAAGACCTATTAGTGGTCTATTTTGGACTTATGATAATCCAGTGATTTTCACTGAGTCACCAAAGTTGGTATGTTTGCAAGAAACCTCGCCCACGATATGATGTCGATCTGAGTCGCCATTTTTCGCTAGAAGTGTTCTTGTGAATGGACGCAACGTACATGTTTTAAACATTGTTGGGTCTATTAGTAGTGCGTGAGTTGTCTTTAACTCGCGGTTCAATACTACTCTGTATTCGCCATATGGACTACATGGCATCTTCGCCTAAGTTCGTTAATCTTAGACCGCCTTTCGACTGCTAATGCTTTCACATTAGATGAGACTATATCACAACTACGGATTGTAGTTTCTTGCGCTTCCACTCACTTGAGTGTACTCCCTGTCGGGATAGTCGTTGCACCTTCCCCATAGTGGGGCTTGGCTCAGTATTACCTTATCTTTCGACTTAGGCTTCCACTGAATTCACAAGATTTAATGTACGCTAGTCACGTCAACGTACAGATCAATCGCATTGACCAATGTTTTTCCTTGTGAGATTTCACGATTACGACCAGATGCCGCTGAGAAACCAGCAACGATTTGTGCATCAGCTGGCTTGATCATGAATGTGTCAACATCAGAACCATTGTCGTATGCTGTTTGACCAGCTAACAATAGCTTACTTTCGGTTAATGCATCGGTAGCATTACTTCCTGCATCGATTCCTGTAGAAATTTGGTTTAAGATAGAAGTCATCTTACGTGCTGTTGAAGCATTACCAGCAACTGCGGCTTGCTCTACGCCAACCATTGCACGTTCAAAGTCTTTCTTAATTTCCTTTAACTTCTTAGCTAATTGGTGTGCAGTTTCCTTTGCACGACCATATGTAGCTACTGCATCAGCTGTTGCTGATACTTGGAAGGCTTTAGACATGATCTGAGTGTTGTTTGTACGCTCAGTTGCATCTGTCAATGTTGCCATTGATGCGTCGGCTCCCTCAACTACGGCATTGACTGCTGAATCTGCTAATGAATCTTCAAGGAATGAGAAAGTTCTAGCTGATACTTTTTCGTCTTTGAACATCGCAATACAGGGCGTAGCGAATGGTGAAATGTTGGTAATGATGTCTGAAACATCTTCCTTTTTACCAACTTGGTTATATGTGGTATATGTACTCATTTAATTGTTCCTCACAATTTTAGGATTAAGTTTGAAAAGATTTAATCTTCCCAGCGGCTCATGAGTGCGTCTGCAATATCATCAAGGTCTTTAGCACCACTCAGCATATCCATTTGCTTCTGTTGATTAGCTTTCTGGATAGTCTTTTTAGAGGGTGGTGCTTTCTTGGAACTAAGAACCTTCTTGCCACTTTTCGACTTTTTCAGTTTGGCCTTGGCTTTCTTGCTGTTGGCGGACTGTTTTGATTGGTCGTAAAGTCTGGCTTTGTTAATCAGCATGATGACCTGTGGGTCTGTGTACTGATCGACTTGATCCTTGGGTAATCCCGATTTGACAGCATAGTCACGAATATCTGAATAGAGTTCGTTGCCCCAGTCAGGCAGTTGTTCTTGGAGAACCTTGACGCAATCTGCGGCGGCCTCTCTAGTTGCTTGCTGGTGCTGTTGCTGTGCTTGGGATACAAGCTGACCACTTTCTTCCTGTAGGAATTTTAAGTCGTCTTCTGCTTGCTTCGCGTCTTGGCGTAGTTGAGAGAATGTTTCTGCATCCATCTCGCGTGACGCTACTAACATATCAATGTCAGCGTAAGGTTTGTACCTTGCTTCTGCGCGTTCCAATAACTTCTGATATGACATCTGCGTTTGAGCCAGTTGTTCTTCTGACTGCTTTCGCTGGGTAGCCAAATCTTGAGACTTTTTTGTTAGAGATGCTTCTTGACCATAAAGCCGCTTTAAGTCCTTTACAGATACCTGTTTAGACTCACCATTGACTGCAATGTCTACAATCTGATCGTCAGAAGCCGCTAGAGGTTCGTCGTCCTCTTCATCGTCTTCGTCTATATCATCATCGACATCTTCATCTTCGGTGCCATCTTCGTCAGGGTCTTCAAGGTCTAACTCGTCTTGATCGTCCTCTTCATCGTCTATTTCATCATCTTCATCTACCTCTGTCTCGGCAAGGTCTTCAGATGTTGCATCTTCTACTTCGACTTCAGATAAGGTTTCCCCGTCATCCCATCGTCCTAAGATTGCGTCTGCCGCATCATCAACATCTAATGCTTGCGGCTGAGAGTTTACGTTTTGCTCGTTGTTCATGGAGCAGTCTCCTCTTGGCTGTTGTCGCCGTTCTGCTGTTCTACAATGCTGTCACGCACTTGAACTCGCTGTTTTAAAGTATCAACCACGTCTACTAATGCTCGATAGTGGTTATAGGCATACTCCCGTTTATCCTTGTCTGCTGGTTCAGTGTTTACAAACGTCTGAAATGATCTTTCGACAAGTTCATTGATAACTGAATTGAAGGCGGAACCGCTTAGTACGGCTCCAGCTTCATCTCCAGCCATCACAAGTTGCTCTTCTTGTGTAGCCATGTGCTTTCCTTATTGTGTTGTGCTTATCCGTTTGGACTTGCGATTGCTCTGACATCATCAGCATTTCTTGCGATCTCTAGTTCCTCTAAGTTCACGAACTCTTTGTGTTCAAACTCAGTCTCGTTGAGGTCTTGCTTGTCAGATTGTAGGGCAAATGCTTGTTGAGCCTTCATAGTGTCTAGCTCATGTTTCATTTGCCGCATTTGTGCATCCATCTGTACCTTCATTTCAGCGACAGCTGTTTGTCGTTCTTGAAGTTGCATTTGTTGCTGTGCCATCTGCATTTGCATCTCTGCATTTGGATCAGGTGGCGGTGGAGGTATCATCGCTGGGTCTGTTAGGAAGTCAGCAACATTCTTAATACCTGATTTCTCTAATACTGAAGCCAGCATCTTGAACTTGTTCTGCGGAGAGTACATTTGTCCAAGAGTAGGATCAGCGGAGAATAACTGATGGAACGACAGGTGTTTTTGAACCAGCTGCTCCTGATCGCCGTAGCCCAAGTGGAACTCAACTTGTACGTCACGTTTATCAGCCCATTGCGATGGGTCGATAGGGACATAACGCCCAGCTAACTCAACAATCTTCTCTTCAGACTCGTTCTCTACTACTAATGAATAGACCATTGAGAATAGAGGCTTTAGGAAGTTGTTCGCAAAGTTACGCGCTATGATCTTCTGTCGCTGTTGGCTCATTGTAGCTAACTGCTCGACCATTGCCGCTGAGTTTTGTTTGCTTATAGCGTCTTTATTAAGACCTTGGGATAGGCGTGAGACACCAGAGGTATCTTCTTTATCCTCGTCTAACATCTGAATAGTCTGGAATACAAACGGGTTCAAAGATGCTTGAGGCATAGGGGCAATTGCATCAGGGCGTGATACGTTCACGATACCACCGACACGATTGTCTATTAGTTCTCTTGGGTTCGTAAGACCACCTTTAACCACTGTATAACGTGGGTTGTTAGTAACCATAGCGTGATCAAGAATAGAACGTGTTAATACTGTACGTGCATTTTGTATCCCTAATAGTTTCTCAGCAAAGTTGTTGCCGTGAAAAGCATGTGGAATAGGTAGTGGCACGAATGCTACGAATGGACGTCTGTTTACTATCTCTTTCTCAAGTAAGATGTTTGATGCTTTGACTATTTTGTAGAGTTCAGCAACACCAGTTCCTTCAACATCTAGCTCAATGAAAGCCTCGACCACAGTTACTTGTCTAGTTTGACGCTGGTATCCTTTTGCATTGAAGCCTCGGTCTGCACCTATGTCATCAAAGCGAGAAAGTATCTCAGGGTCGTTGTCAAAGTCTGTGTCTTCATTGTCAGAGATTTTAGCAACTAAGTCTTCGTCGTAGCCCATCTCGATAAGTTCAGAGATAGACTTCTTAGTTCTATGTGCACAGAAGCTAACGTCATCTAAAGACTTTGCCTGTGGTTCAATTAAGAACTCTTCTGGTGCAATAGCCTCAACCTTAACTTGTGAAGTATCACGGGTTACACGTAGCTCACCAGAGAACATACCAGCTTCTTCAGTAAGTTCTTCGATCTCTACATTATCCTCTGCTAGAAGTGCATCAAGTTCTTCTTCAGTAAGTCCTTCGACATACTCAAGTGTACTTTCATTTTGCATACACCAGTAAACTTTAGCTACGCCAGCACGGGCTATAAGACCATCGTGAATAACAGTCTGCATAGTTTCAAACAGGTTGTTTTGACGATGTAGAACGTAGTCGGTGTACTCTGTGCAGACTTCAGCTGTAGGAACATCATCAGCGTTCTGTGGTGAGAACCTGAGTGTTTTGTTTCCTGTGCTGAATGTCTCCAGCAAAGCCGCCTTCATACTTTCTACAGCATCATAAACGTCCTGACTTACATACTTACTATTACCATCATGCGCTGGGCGTGGCAGTTTAGCACTGTAGTAGTCCATCACCTGTCGGCGTTCTTTTGACAACTCAGAATCATAGTATCCAATGGAACGTCTTAGGTTAGTATCTACTATGGACACAACCTGATCGTCGTCGAGTTTTTTATAATCTTTATTTGATTTCATGTCTAAACCATCTCAATATAGTAATCGTCAACTGCATCTATGGGCTCCCAAGCACCTTCATGAATATGATTGGCTAGGGCTAAACTCATAACGCAGTCATCAAAGCATCCAGCTTCCGCCTCCATGCCGCCACTTTGTGTGACGATGTATGTTAGCATTTCCCGAATAGTGACTTTATCGTTTAGTTCGATCTTACCCTCTCGAACTGAGGCTCTGAGTTCATCAATGATCAGAGGTTTTGTCTTGGATGTAGTAGTAAAGCCTAACTTGATTGTCTCTTTGTCAGTTAGTTTATCTACTTGTACTTCTGTGTAGAAGTTGGGGTAGGCCATGTCTTTCCCAAGACGGGTACATGTTAGAATACCATGGCTGTTGTTCTCTACAATTATGTAGGCAAAGTTGAAGAACTCACCTAGCTTATAGAGGACAGTAGCAAAGTAATCAGGATGAACTTGGGCACGATAGGTTGCCACCTGTCGTTTCTTGCTGTCGAGAACTTGGGCAACCGACCAGTCACCACCTCTGACACCCATAGCAACGTCTGCTCCTATGGTGTACTTCTCGCCATCATCTAGTTTGCGGTAGGTTGTCAATTCCCCACGCATGTTCTCAAGCCAGTCTTCACCTTCTAGTGCCAGACGTGCTTCGATGTCTCTTGATGTCTTCAAGTCATCTTGTAATGACTCTGGATTAAACACAGGACGCCCAGTGGTTAAGAAGGCCTCTTCGGGCTCCGCTGGATATTCCTGTTTGAACAAGTCGATGCCGTTCTGGGCAATCTTTCGCCGACGAAACATCAGCTGTTCGTTGTCTAGGTCGTATTTCTTAGATAAGTCCTCTTCCTCTGGAGTTATCTTAAAGTTCTCAGGTACAGGCTCACGATACTCTGGGTCTACATACCAAGGGATAAACACAGGGACGTAGCCGTTAGAGCCATCTACTGCACCTTTCCATAAGTCATAGAATATACCAGAGACACCATTAGCTGTGCTCTCAACGAATACAGCTGTGCCTTTCTTGTTAGGTACGGCTTGCGTCATACCATTCCAGTTTTCTAGGGCAGTTGATTTCTGCCAGAACGCAAGTTCTGATGCGTGAACATGTGTAAGTGTCTCACCACGTCCAATGCTTTCACCACCAGCTGTAGCAACCACGTAAGAACTATCAAGAACATCAAAGGTCAACTCGCGTCGAGATGAATACTTTGTGTGTGGCTTGAGTAGCTCTGGGCAGTTCTCATGGTAGCGTTTAGTCATGTCAAACAGTGCTCTTGTACTGTCAGAGTGGTGTGTGACCACCATTGCTTTACATGCTTTTCTCTGGGAAACATTAAAGTATAAATAGCCGCCTACATACGTCGATAGACCCTGCTGTCTAGCCTTCAAGATTATGATGCGAACTTTGCCTTCAGTAGCCATTTGTTTATCTACAGCTTCTTGTAGAATAGTCTGTGCTGGCTTGAGTTTGAGGGGCTTGATGTCTCCATCTTTGGTTCTGATCTTGAGTGCTGACTTAGAATAAAAGTCAAATTCGTCATATAGTTTGCGGCGTATTTCTTTAAGTTTCGTTTCCATCGTCGGTTTGCTCTTCCTCTGTGTCACTTACTAAAAGCGACTCCAAGAAGGCTTCTGCTTTACCAACAGTGACTTCGCTCTTTGAAACTGGTTTTGTCTTAGTAAAGTCTAAGACCATTCTTGCGGCAGTTAGTTTGTCTCGGTTCTGCGCTGGTTCGCGCATGATCTCGACAGCTGTTTTAAGAGCCTCTACCGCATATTCATCATCAATATTGTTGTCTTTAGCCATGATAGCCACAATCCTTTCAGCGTCTTTCTGTGCTTGTTTTCGGATGGGGGTGATGGCCTCTAACGTGTAGCCATCTGGAGTGCCTACTGGCCTTCCTCCGTTCTTACGTTTTTTGGTTGACCACTGCTTGCGTAGTGCTCTTCCTTCCTCGGTTTGCATCAGTTTTGAGAAGTAATTATCTTTGCCCTTTCGAGCCTTCTTTGGGTGCGTTAGTTCTTTCTTTGGTGACTTCTTTCTTGGTTCCTTGGGTGCTCCCATTGGTTTCTCCTAATGTCCTTAGAATAATAAAGCCCCATTGCTGGGGCTGTATGTTGTTATGCTGATAGGATGCCATCTTGCGGACTGAGTATGCCTTCATTCGGCTCTTCGTCCTCTCCAGAGTTCATCGCAACCATTGCTGTGACTATGGCAAATAATGTTACAAGAGGATGTCCGTAGAACTTAATCTTACCATTGTTTGCCTTATCAAACTCTTTTTGTATTAACTTTGTGTTGACAGGCATTAGCTCTTTGGCAAGTTTTGGGTTCATTAAGTACAACCACATAGGATCAACAGATAACTCAGCTGTGATATTAGTGTAGGCGCGTGTGTCCTTTAGTCTGGCTTTTATCTGTTTAGCTAAACCAGTATTACCAATTTTTTCTACTGTAGCTAAATCTTTTAAAATCTGTCTAATCTGTCTAGGTTCAATTGTACTATCAGGATCGCTTTGTGTATATGCTTTCCCTGCTTCTTGGAATGCATGTATTTCCTTGATTGCTGGGTGGTTCTTACCTTTACCCTCAAGGATTGGCTTCATAATAGAACTATTGTAGCTATTAGCACCGACAGTATCCATTTTACCACTGAACGGATTTTTAACCCTATCTTTACCAAATTCACCCTTGCCATCCATGTTTCCTTGGGTAAGTGAGTGACCCACTTCATGTAATAATGACATTAAGGATTCAATTGGGGGAACTTTTTTACCTTGAAAACTCCCACCTGATTTTATAGCAAATACACTACTACCAAAGCCTTTCATTTTAGGATTCCATGAATGTACTGCGGCAGTGCCAGAATCGGTGTTAGTAGCCTTTTGTAGAGCAGTACCACTATTCATCATTTGTGCTGTGATGCCTAAAAGATTAGCTACCTCTAAAGCAGTATCAACGTCCTGTATTCCGTTTTCGTACTTTGTACCCTTTTTACCGATTTGTATTATTGCTTCGGCATCAGGTATTATACCCTTAACGGCTTTTACTGTGACCTTTTTTACTTTTGGTGTTTCTTGGGTGGTTGTTGCGAGTACACCAGATGAGGCCAGTTGAGTGGGTTTAGCTTCTCCAGTTCCTTGTACGGCTGTTTGTCCACTAGCAGTTCCTTGTCCACTTGGTTGAGGAGTTTCTTGAGGTGTGGCGGTAGTTTTGGTTGGGGCATTCTTCTTACCTTTTACCTTTATCTCTGCTTGCTGTTGTAAAACCCTTTGATGATACGGCATTAAATACTTTTCTACAAGTTTTGGGTCAGATATGTTTCCTTTTGCTCGATCAATAATAGCCTGTGATGCTGTAACTGGGTCTTTTCCAAGGCTCAGTAGGTACTGGTCTAAAGACGTATTTAATAAAGCCCTATCTTTAAACTTAACCACATTATCCTTGTTTAAGTTATCTATTAGCTTCTGAACAAACTTTCTGTTGTCATCAATACCCTGTTGTACCGCTGGACTATTTTGCAATGGTGCAGGGGGTGTAGGTGTTACTGGTGACGTAGGGGCAGCTGGATCAATTTTTGGAAACTTAAAGCCACCTTTAATTACACCGACAGTATAAGATAGTGTTTGGTCATTGTCTGGCATCTTACCAGTCTTTAAGTGTGACTTGTAAGCATTGAGAGCCTTACGGACACTAGCATCTGATTCTTTTGCAAGTCGCCTGTTTAAGACCCGTAAGATTTCAGCATCTATTTGTTTTGGTGTCATATCACCAAGGTTGCCAATTTCACGTAGTCCTGTGTGTGCAATGCCTCTAGGTGACTCTGGATTAGGGTGTTGGCCTTCCTCATACATTTTGACAAACAATGCTTGCTTTTCTGCATCTGCTTTAGCTTTTGCCGCTTTCTTCATTGCCTTGTTAATAGCATCTTTGGCCTTTTTATTGGCCTGTGCTTGCTGGGCTTTATTTAAGGGTAGGTTTGTGCCTGTAGGTGTATTAAGTCCGCTTTTCTTGATGTTCTTTTTGACAAAGCGGTTCACTTTAGACCTACGGCCTGTGACTGCATCTATTGCACGTCCACCAGCAACTAAAGGTATTTGTGTTGCTAAAGATGCACCACCTGTACCAGCAATGGCACCAAAGTTTAACATACCAGCAACATCTCGCGCTGGGTTGTATCCTTTGCCAACATTATTGATCGGGTTGAACACATCAGTAAACTTAGAGAAGCCACCTTTGAGGCCAGATGCATAAAGTTCTGTAAGTACATTTGACTTATAGAGGCCATTTACCATCTTTTGACCAACTTCTGTTGATCCAGCGATGTCTTTCACAAACTGTATGTCAGCTGGTGTTACACTGCCGCCAACTTTTAGGTTTGATGTGTTAATGATACGCTTAAACTTATCAATAGTCTCAGGGTCTAAGTCTTTTACAATCTGTTTGTTAATTTGGCTTGCCGCCGCATTTACTTCTGTCTGTATAGCCTTCCTAACACTTGTAAGTGTCTGGTTAGCACCCTTCTGTGAAGAGGGGTCGATGTCTTTAAGGTTATATCCGCTGTCTTCTGATATTTCTTTGATCATACGAGAGACATCACCAGCCGCCTGATCAACTTCTGGTGCAAGTTCTTGCCTTGGTTTGAAGACAACTTCACCAGTCTTAGTAACAGTTGATATTGCTGTGTTAGCGGCTCCACTTAGTGTAGAGCCAATAAGCCCAGCGTCACCCATGCGGTTTACGACTTCATCAGTAACATACTCACCACCTTTGATGGCAGTGTTACCCATGATTGTGGCTTCTTGACCAGCTTCCTGTATGCCTTCTTTCAGTATCTTCACAGTATAGCCACCACCTTTGATGGGTAGTAGCTCTATGAGGCCAGAGGTTACAGCCGCACTCAAGTCTTGCATGGTTGCAGTTGTGTCTATGCCTTTTTCTTCGTTCTCATCGCGTGTTTCGCCTAGTGCACTTAAAGTACCATAGACTGTACCACCGATAGCAACAGTTGTACCGACAATCGGTGCAGAAGTTACAGCTAGACCAGCACCGATAGATGCCGCTGTACCAGCTAGTACCTGTGGGGCGGCTTCCGCTGATCCGTAGAGTAAAGATTTACCAGCATTTGCAAGATCGCCTTCGCGTAGGTTCTTAATAATGCCATCAGCACCTTCTGGACGCTGATAGTTCGCTTCCGCAATCTCACGTTCATTGCGTTCAGCCATTTCTTGACCATAGTTCTCAATACCTTCTGATCCTGTCAGTTCACCAATACCTTGGATACCCTGACCTATAAGTTTTCCTGCATTATCGTAGCCAAATTTAGCCGCGCCACTAACTGAAGTGTCAACTTCAGCTGTCTTTGTGGCTTTAGCTTCTAATGCCTGACCAGCCGCAATCAATTCGTTTGCTGAAGCAATGTCGCCACCAGCAATAGCTTTTCTTGCCGCTACTTTGTAATCTTCTACAGTATAATCAGCCATTAGTTACCTCTATTAGCTATCAAGCCAACTCTGGCTTTCTTTTGATATTGTTGTGTTTCTTGAAGTAGGTGCTCTATATCTATAAGACTGCTCAGACTCGTTGATGACTACATTGCCATTTAATCTGTTTTGTACGTTTCTCAGAGCAACCATTCTTTCGTTGATCCAGTCCACCCAAATCTTCTCATCTTGGAAGTTCTTCGGTGCTGGCTGTAAGAATAAGTCCATCTCTTTGTTAGAAATGGCACCCTTTGTTTCTGCAACTCTAAGTAAGGCATCATCAACTTTAAGTCTGCTTAATAACAGTCGTCTAGCCGCATCTGGACTACCAGTATAGTTGTCAATAAATGACTTAAAGATACCACCTACACCTGTTAGGTTTCCACCTTCAGCTTTACTTTGTGCTATCGCATCTAAACCAGACTGAAACGAGTTCAGCTGTGAACTTACGTTATTAAAAGTTTCTTTATCTTTGTCAGATGATTTACCACTACCTTTAGCCTTCAACGCCGCTATACGTTCTTCAGCAAGCCTTGTTGCCTCTTTGTTTTTAAATGCGTCAGTCTCTGACTTGCGGTTAGCATCTTGGATGTTACCAAACTCGTCTGTTGCGGCTCTTGCTGAACCAGCAAACCCTTGGTCTGAACCACCGATTATAGCACCACCGATACGCATAAGTGCTTCGTTTCTGTTGATCTTAGCAAATGGCATCATAGAGCCACGGGCATTAGAAGACACAGCACTACTTTTGCGGTCACTAGAAGATGTAGTATCAGTATTTAAGATACCATTACCTTTAGGTTTAGGCTCGCCCTTGGCATTCAATACGCCATCTGATTCCATCTCAGAGTCAGCCATAAGAGTGCCATCTGGCATAATGTGGTATCCATCTTGCGTAGAAGGTATTGCCATGTATGGGTCTTTACGTGCGCCTGTTGGCATCTCCCCCTGTGTAGGGAGTAAAGCCGTGTCTGTTGCACTAAGTTCATCAAGGGCTGGAGCAGGCATACCATAGTTACCTCTACCACTGCCTACAAGATCACGCTGTCCTCCTGAGAAATATTCTCTAGCTTTATTAAGTTCCACAGGGTCGGCATTTGGGTTCTGTAGAGTGCCTATAGCATCTTCTTCTCCATACTTACTTTCAATCTCTGATAGTACAGGTTCTTTAAAATTAGGTGATAGAGTTTTTTGAGCGTTAAGCCTAGACTCTTCACTTGCTTCTGGATCTTGTAAGATACCAAATGCTTCGTCCTCAGTCATAAGGGCTGGAGAACTTTCGTTAAGGATGCCTTGATTACTGTTAGATGTCATAGGCATGTCTAAAGCATCTGCTCTCATGTTTGGTCTATATCCAACACCCATTGAGTCAGGTCGTTGATCTTGAGGTGTCATGTTGTCAGCATACTGCATCTCAACGCTTTTTTGTGTACTGTCACCAAAGTGTTTAGCCATGTCTGGGGATGCAAGCATTTCAGAAACACTACTGCCATCTGATTTTACGTCACCAGTTTTTGGGTTATATAAGACACCTACTTTTTGTTTTATAATATCATTATAGTAAGTAATAGGCTGGTATCCATTAAGTATCATTAGAAACCTCCTTTATCTCATGTGTGGGTTAGCTGTACGGCCTCTAAAGAAAGACCCTGTACCTTGCTGTGCTTGTGGGAAATACTCTTGCTGAAAACCAAAGCCAGCCATACCACCACCAAGTGCGGCGGCATACGGATTATTAATGTTGGCTTGGAACTTATTTGAAGTCTCTGGAGCCTTACCTAAGATACCAGACTGGTAGCCTTTACGCTGGTCTAGTTCAAAGTCACGCTGGTCTTCGAAGCGTTGTCTCTGGTCATTAAGGTTTGCTTGGTTGTAGCCTTGTAAGGAGTTACCAGCATTCATGCCGAAGTTAGCACCTTGTCCTAGAGTATTCATGCCAACACCATAAGCACTTTGGATGCTTTGGTTTGCTTGTCCAGCACCTTGCAATGCAGAACCTTGGTCACTGAACTGCTGTGCCTGTTGGTTTAGACTTCTGTCTATTAGACTATTCTGGATGTTTGTAGCTACATCAGCACGTCTGTCATCATATGCTCGGTTAGCTACTGCTTCTGCTACACCAGCGCGACTAGAGTTCATGTTGCCAGAACCCATTGCCGCCATGTCTATGCCAGTCAAAGTGTTTTCTTGTAGGTTACGGCGGTCATCACGCATTGCGGCGTCTACTAGGCCACCAGAGTTTGCTGATGCGTATTGCATAGCGTTGCCAAGGCGGTCTTGCTGTGCCGCTTCTGACATACCTTGATACTGTCCGTACAATGAGTTGGCGTTGTTACCAAAGCCAGCTGTATTGCCCATCATGGCATTACCACTGTTCATCATGTTAGTGCCAAAGTTACCCATAGTGTTTGCAGTGCCAGTTTGGAACTGGTTAGGTGCGGCTAGGGTTTGGCCTTGGTAGGCTCCAGTGCTCAAGACACCACCTAACGCATCTTCAGAACCAGATAAGTTATTATCCACGTATGGTTTATATTGGTTAAACGAGGCCATGTTAGCCGCGTTTGCTCTATCTTGTGCTTTCGATTGCATCTTTGAGCCAAGTAAGCTGGCTCCAGCACCTATAATTGCGCCCCACATATAATATTCCTTTTGTTTATACAGCAACCCAAGCTGTGCCATTGTAGACAACAAGTTTAGATACGCCTGAT